CTGTAGAGCGTGACCTACTGACTGGAGGGCTCACTTTTGAGTCCGCTAGTCGATGGTGCAACTTTCTCGCTGAGGAGTTCGATTGGCAGGGTAATAGGTCGCTATCAGAATATTACAAACGTCGCTCACAGGAGCTCTCTGTAGCTCCTACGGGTGCTTTACACGACAGACGGCTAGAGGAGGCCATCAAAGCATGGAAACGCTAACTTTTAACGACTGGGCGTTGCTCATAATTGGTACAGGAGCCGTTGCGGCCATCTTTGGTGGTCTCATTGGGTGGGTTATCTTTGGTAACGAAAATGATTGAGGTGATGAAAATCGTTGTGGTTTTGATTGCCATTTGGAAATGTTTTAATTGAGGTGAACAGCTATGCGTTGCAAGGCTTGTAATGATGAATTGACAGACTATGAATCAACTTGGAAAGACTACGAAACCGGAGAGTTTTACGACCTCTGTGGTCAGTGTTGGTCTATTTCCCGCAGTGCTGAACTTGAAGCAGAGAATAATTTATGCTACAATAGTGGTTTAGTCGTTATGAACAACAACGAGGAGGACTCCTAGGAGTCCCTTAGGAGGTCGTTATGTTATTACCTAATATATCAACCAGTATATTACTTATGGAATTACGGAACAGGCTGTCTGATCGTCTTGACGACCCTGAGCCGCAATATGACGTAGTGTTGTCGAATACACCACTGCGTGACTTAAGAGAGCTTGAGACCGCTTTGGAATCAATCTCACTCTACACACCAGAACCTGAGGAGGTCTGATAATGTCAGTAATCAACGGCACCGTCGCATTTGCGAACCTTAACGAGCATGAGGTCTACAACGGCCAATCCACAGGCAAGTATTCACTTGTCTTAGTCCTTGATGACGCTGAAGCTGAGAAGCTTGAGCAGGAAGGCATCAAGATTAAAATGTACAAGAACCAAGCACAACGTAAGTTCGCTACGAAGTTTGAGGACTTCCCTGTCATCGACAACGACGGTGAACCCGTCAGTAAGTCTTCAGTGCGCTACGGTGACAAGGTGCGTATCAAGTACAACCTTGGCAACCCTCACCCTGTACACGGTGTCGCACCGTACCTACAGGCTGTCCGTGTGGTTGAGAAAGGGGAGGTAGCGGTTGGTGATGACGACGGAGAATTCTGAGTTCGTCGGTCACGCTGAGTGCGAGAAGTGCGGGAGCAGTGATGCTCTCGCTACTTACTCAGACGGACATGGGTATTGTTTCTCATGCCATACACATTTCAAGGAGGTCGACGGAGTGGAAGCCACTAACGTTGTCACATACACAAAACCAGTGGAGATGTACGGATCGCCACGGGCACTTACGGATCGACGGATCGCATTAGATACTGTGAAGAAGTACGGTGTAACGTGTGACGATACCAAGCAATACTATCCGTACTATGACAAAGACGGGAAGCTCGTAGGCTCCAAGGTTCGCACAGTCGCAACCAAGGAGTTCAGCACTCGTGGAGATATGCGTACAAACGTCCTGTTCGGTCAGCAGTTATTCAATACTGGTGGTCGCTACGTCACAGTCGTCGAGGGAGAGCTTGACGCTCTGGCCGCTTACGAGATGCTAGGGTCACGTTACCCTGTCGTCTCTATCACCAAGGGTGCAGGCGGAGCAGTCAAGGACTTCAAGCAGAACCTAGAGTGGCTTGAGGGCTTTGAGAATGTCGTTATTTGTTTCGACAGCGACGTGGCAGGGCGTGAGGCCGCAGAGAAATGTGCACAAATACTCAGCCCTAACAAGGCCAAGGTCGTGAACCTGACTGACTACAAGGATGCTTCTGACTATCTCAAAGAGAACAAGGTCAGAGCATTCACGGCTCAGTGGTGGGAGGCAAAGTCCTACAGAATGACAGGCATCATCACCCTTGAAGATGCATGGTCTGACTTTATCAAGCGAGGAACAGAGGAGATCATTCCTTTCCCTGAATCGTTTGGTATGCTCAACTCTATGCTCAACGGTGGGATAGCCGCAGGTGAAATCACGGTCGTCGGTGCGCTGACCTCAGTTGGTAAGACGACAATGGTTAATGAGATCACTTACCACTTCTGGAAGAACACCAGTAAGACGATTGGTTGTGCCTTCCTTGAGGCATCCAACGGTGAGGCTGTCGAGAACCTCTTGACGATCCACACAGGCCACAATCTGTCACTGGAGGATCGTAAGAACATCGACTTTGACAGGCTCCATACGGACATCATCACGGATGGTCGTGTACTGCTCTTGGATCACAGCGGTGCTGTTGATACAGATGAGTTGTTCCTGAAGCTCCGTGCGATGGTCAAGGGTAACGGTTGTGATGTGCTTATCATTGACCCGCTACAGGCGGCAGTGACGAGCAACAGCAACGAGACCATTGACGACTTTATGGATCGCCTACTCAAGCTCGCCAAGGAGACCGATGTGTCGGTCATTGTTGTCAGCCATATGCGTAAGCCTAGTCTGACGAATCCACATAATGTGAATGAGTATGATCTTAAGGGCTCTGGTTCAATCAACCAGATTGCTTTTAACACGATCCTGCTCAGTCGTGACAAGATGGCTGAAGATGAGTACGCACGGAACAGCACTCAGGTGCAGGTCGTGAAGTGTCGTCGCACAGGTATAACAGGCTCTGCCGGTTGGCTGTACTACAACAGTTTGACAGGCCGCCTTGAGCGTGGCGAGAAGCCAGAAGTACACGAGGCAAACAACATAGAGGAGTTCTAATATGTCATCACGTCGAGGACGTATGTAATGCGTTGTATTTGGGATATTGAAACAGACGGCCTCAAGCCCACAGTCATATGGTGCTTGTGTGCCATTAAAGATGACAAGATGTACACACTTGAGATGCCGACTAAAGAGATGGTTGAGGAGTTGTTCGCTGACGTAACTGAACACGTCGGGCACAATCTCATTAACTATGATATCCCTGTGGTCGAAAAGCTGTTAGATGTGTCGATAAACGGTCAAATAATAGACACGTTAGTCATGTCACGTTTATACAACCCACAGCTTGAAGGTGGTCACTCACTAGATGCTTGGGGACAACGCCTAAAGTTTCCTAAAGGAGATTATCATGATTGGTCTGCGCTTACGCCAGAAATGGTGGTTTACTGTCAGCAGGATGTTAGGGTTACTGAACGAGTTCTTGAGGTACTCCTCAAAGAGCTTAGTGAGTTTGGAAGTGACAGCATTACTCTTGAGCACGACGTACAGTGTGCAGTTAGTAAGCAAATCCAAAACGGTTGGTTACTCGACGAGAGAAAAGCCACAGACTTAGTTGCACAGTTACAGGAGAAGCAGAATGAAATTGAAGAACAAGTGCACAAAGCGTTTACGCCTTTACCTACGTTCGTTAAAGAGATCGTACCCAAGTTCAAGAAAGATGGAGACCTATCAACAGTTGGCCTTAAGTTCTTGGGGGACAAGTGGACGACAGTAGGTGGGCCGTTCAGTCGCATTGACTGGCCTGAGTTCAACCTAGGATCACGACAGCAAATCGGGAGGTATCTTCGGCTCTTTGGTTGGAAGCCAGAGAAGTTTACGGAGACTGGTCAAGCTATTGTTGACGAGAAGACACTGGAGACTGTTACTGATATACCTGAAGCTCAACTTATTGCGGAGTATCTCATGGTTGGTAAGAGGATCGCACAAGTCCAATCGTGGCTTGACGCAATCGAGGATGACGGTCGAGTGCATGGACAGGTCAACGCCTGTGGTGCAGTCACAGGACGAATGACGCACAGTAAACCTAACATGGCCCAAGTGCCCGCTGTAGGAGCCCCATACGGGACAGAGTGTCGTGCCTGTTGGGTTGTGCCTACTGGTTACAAGTTAGTCGGGGTCGATGCTTCTGGGTTGGAACTCAGGATGTTAGCCTCATACATGAATGACAAGGAGTATACAGATGAAATCCTTAACGGAGACATTCATACAACAAATCAGCGAAATGCAGGATTGTCTACACGAGCTCAGGCAAAGACATTTATATACGCCTTCTTATACGGAGCAGGAGACGCTAAAATCGGCTCTATTGTGGATGGCAGTCAGAGGACTGGAGCGAGACTTAGACAACGCTTTCTCGACAATACTCCCGCACTTGCAGAGCTTAGAGAAAAAGTCTCAATCGCCTCTCACAGAGGACACCTCAGGGGCTTGGACGGACGATGCTTACACATCAGAAGTGAACATAGTGCCTTAAACACTTTGCTTCAGTCAGCCGGTGCTATCGTTATGAAGAAAGCACTACAGATCTTTGAGCAGTATGCTCCTCAATGGAAGCTAGACTATAAGCTCCTTGGGTCTATCCACGATGAGTACCAGATCGAGGCTAGAGAAGATCAGGCAGACAAGGTGGGCTACTTGATGGTCGAGTCTATTAAGGCGGCAGGGATTGCCTTAGACCTCAAGTGCCCTCTTGATGGTGAATACAAGGTTGGTAACAATTGGGCTGAAACACATTGATGACCACAACATATTGTGGTATAATAGTGGTTTACACATTAGGAGATACAAATGGCGAACATTTACAGCGTACAAGACTTTGAGGAGCGCCTCTCAGAGTTGACTGTCGGAACTGAGGAAGTACAACGTCTTATGGATTTTGTACAAAGGCGTGAACGTACAATCAATGGCCTCATTCGTAAAATCGGCATAGCTGAGACTATCATTGGCGAGTACGAGCTAGATAGACGATTGATGGAGGGTGAGCATGAGTAAGTCAATCTACACGCTCGTAGACGACATCTACGCACTGATGGAGAACCGCAACACACCTAAGGAGGTGGATGTGGATGCGGAGATTGAACGCTTTGGTGAGGCCATGAAAGACCTCATGAAGAAAGAGTTTAAGCCACAGGGTATGCGTGATGCTCGTAGGCTCCGGTTGTCTGCCATTGGTAAGAATGACCGTCAGCTTTGGTACTCAGCCAACAAGTACACTCAGGAGAAACTCAAGCCGCATACATACATTAAGTTTATGTACGGCCATATGATTGAGGAACTGGTTCTGTTCTTGACTCGTATGGCAGGACACACAGTGGAAGACCAACAGAAGCTATGTGAGGTTGAGGGTGTCAAGGGCTCTATGGACGCTCGTGTTGATGGTCGTTTGATTGACGTTAAGTCAACCTCAAGCTACGGTTATAAGAAGTTCAAGGACGCTACGCTTGCGTATGACGATCCCTTTGGCTACGTTGCTCAGTTGAAAGCCTACGCACACTCTGAGGGCGACACCAAGTACGGTTGGATTGCCATTGACAAGCAGAATGGTCACCTGTGTTACCTTGAGTATGATGAGACTGACACACAGGCTCCTGTGTACTCTGCGATCAACTACGACATTGCAGAGCGAGTCCGCCACGTAAAAAAGGTGGTGGAGCTTCCAGAACCTCCGTCCTTCTGTCACGAGCCCGTGGACGATGGGAAATCTGGAAACAAAAAGCTCGCTACGGGTTGCTCGTACTGCGGTTACAAGCTCCACTGTTACCCCACCTTAAGAGGATTTATTTATTCTACTGGTGTAAGGTTTTTAACAGAGGTTGCGAATGAGCCTAAGGTTCCTGAGTTGCAGTTGAAGGAGGTATCATGACTGACATAAATCCAAAAACAGGTAAAGAGTTCTATTACAAAGACAACCCAGAGGCTGTCAAAAAGCGTGATGCTAATCGTATGTATGTAAATGGTAAAGAGGTGTCGAAAAAACACCCACTTCATAAGCCCGGACGATATCATATGCTAGACGATGCTTGGTCACATTGTGATATTGATGCGAAAAGCACTGAAGGAGAAGTTTACATTGTCCGTAATAGTGCATGGCCTGAATGGCAGAAAGTTGGCAAGGCAGTAGACGCACAAGATCGTCTGAAGGGTTACCAGACTGGATCACCTAAACGTAACTACGAATTAGTACATGCAGAATGGTTCGCAGACCGTCATGAGGCAGAAAAAGCCATACATAAGATGCTTGAGCAACACAAGAGTTGCCATGAGCGTCGAAAAGAATGGTTTAAGTCCTACGACTCCGTAATTAAGGAGGTTATGCGTGAGTACAAAGAAGCGCAAGGGCAAGCCTCCTAAGGGCTATGATAGTTGGTTTGAGTATGAGTTGCACATAGGGGTGCTCAAGGACTGTGAGTACCATACGGATTCAGTTGCGTACACACAGGAGAAAATGTATGAGCCTGACTTCCGCATCGGGGACTACCTGATCGAGGCCAAGGGTCGCTTCAGGGACTCTGAGGAAGCACGTAAGTATGTAGACATACGAAAGAG